CACAGTAGGTCTGGCTAATGAGATGAATATTCACCATCATTTGGACAATAAACTCCAATTTGATTTTTTACTAAATACTGTTCGTAAGAAGAAACGTTTCTCTAAATGGGCTAAGGCTCATACGACAGAGGACATAGAAGCCGTCAAGACATATTATGGATATTCTAATGAAAAGGCTAAAGCTACATTATCCGTCTTGACTCGTGAACAGTTAAATAGTATTAAATTAAAGGTGAATAGAGGTGGAAGAAAATAATGTAGAAGTGAAACATTGGTCCCCGGCAATGATGCTGGAAGTGACTTTAAATGAGCCAGACGACTTTCTAAAGGTTAGAGAAACTCTTACGAGAATTGGTGTAGCATCAAGAAAAGATAACACACTGTTTCAATCGTGTCATATCTTGCACAAGCAAGGTAGATATTTTATAGTTCATTTTAAAGAGCTATTCTTACTAGATGGTAAGCCATCTAATCTTATGGAAAACGATCTGCAGAGAAGGAATACAATTGCTACTCTCCTTAGTGATTGGGGACTAATTGAATTAGTTGAACCAAATCAAGCAAAAGATATTGCTCCACTAAGACAGATTAAGGTTATTCCTTTCAGAGAAAAGAATCAATGGGACTTATGTCCTAAGTATAACATTGGTAACAACAACGATTATTAGAGGTAATTATGTTTGAAATGATTAGAAAGTTCTTCTTCCCAGAAGAAGTGAAGCCAGTAGCTAAAGTGACAAAGAAGAAAGCTACTAAGAAAAAAGCAGTCAAGAAAAAGACAGCTAAGAAATAATAATGGTATATCCCCATCAAGAGTGCATTACACGTATACTCCGTAGTGCATTCTTTATGGGGATAAACTGTTGACTTTTTAGAAAAAGTCCATATATATAATAGTGGATGCCAAATAGTTGGGTCCATATTTTAACCTTGCTTAATAAAGGAGGTCACATGACTATAAGCAATATTCATTCGCTGTTTCCAGCGTCGTTCGTAGGTTTTGATCGTCTATTCGATGAGATTGATCGTTTCAGTACACCACAAACATATCCCCCTCACAACCTTGTTAAGGTTTCAGATGATAAGTGGGCTATCGAGTTAGCAGTAGCAGGTTTCAAAGATGAAGAAATCTCTGTTGAGGCTAAAGATGGTTTCTTAGTTGTCACTGGTGCTAAAGAGGGTGATGATGAAAGAGAGTATACGCACAAAGGTATTTCAACTCGTAAGTTTGAGCGTAAGTTTAAACTAGCGGATCATGTTGAAGTGAAAGGTGCGGCAATGCAAAATGGTATTCTTGCAATTGGTTTGGAGAGAATACTACCAGAGGAATTAAAGCCTCGCACAATTAAAATCCAAACTGGTTCTCCTGAGCTTTTGCTTGAGGACTAAATAAAACTAAGCCCCTCCTTGTGGGGGGCACTTACAATATGGAGTTATATAATGTCAGATGTTAAAGTAGTTCGTCTGTCAACTGGTGAAGAGTTGATTTGTACGATCGAGAAAGTTGAAGGTGATGTCATGTGGGCAAAAGATGTCGCTATTCTTATCCCCACCCAACAGAATTCGTTAGGCCTTGCTCCCTTTATGGCTTACACAGATTGTTCAAAACAAATGGCTATCAAAGATAAAGATATTATGTTTGTAGCTAATCCAGTAGATGATTTAACTGCTCAGTATCAACAAATGTTCGGTCAAATTGCAACTCCCAACAAAAAAATAATTGTATAAAACTGTTGACTTCCCATATCGATTAGCGTATAATAATGTTAATTGTTATGGAGAAGTTTAATTGAAATTCTATACATCTGTTCACCGATACGGTAATAATATTCTTGTTCGTGGATACGAAGATGGTCAGCGATTCTCATATCGTGATTCATTCTCACCTACTCTATTTGTTCCTGCCACTGATGGTGAGTGGTCAACCCTAGATGGTCAATCTGTATCACCTGTATCGTTTGGTGATATGAGAGAGGCTGGTGACTTTATCAAACAGTATGATGCTGTTGAGAACTTTACGATCTATGGTAACACTAACTATGCTGCTCAGTATGTAAACGAACACTATCCTGGCAACATCGAATTCAATCGTTCTAAGATTAATGTATGCACAATCGATATCGAGGTTGCATCTGATGATGGATTCCCATTCCCAGATAAAGCTGACAAGCAAGTAATATCTATTACATGTAAGAACAATATCGATAACACATATTATGTTTGGGGTCTCTATGATTATGATGAGACCAAATCTATTATGAAAGACAATCGTGTTGTCTATCGTAAGTGTGCGAACGAATCTTACTTACTACAGAACTTTGTTGCTTGGTGGGCAACTGCTCGTAACACTCCTGATGTTGTAACTGGATGGAACAGTAAACTGTTTGATATGGTTTACCTTGTTAATCGTATTACTAAAGTATGTGGTGAGGATATCGTAAAGAAACTATCTCCATGGAAGAAGATTAACTATCGTCCTATCTTCATCAATGGTAAGGAAGTTGCTAACTATGAGATCTATGGTGTTATGCAACTTGACTATCTTGATCTATTTAAGAAGTTTGGTTACAAGTATGGAGCTCAAGAATCATATAAGTTAGATCATATTGGTCATGTTGTTCTTGGTGAGAGAAAACTATCATACGAAGAGCATGGTAACCTATTCTCTCTATACAAACATGACTTCCAAAAGTTTATTGATTATAACATCAAGGATGTAGAACTTGTAGATCGATTAGAAGATAAGTTGGGTCTAATCACTCTTGCTATGACTATGGCATACAAAGCTGGTGTCAACTACGATCAAACATTTGGTACTACATCAATCTGGGATACATTCATCTATCGTGTATTAGCTGATCGTAAGATTGCTATTCCTTTCAAAGGATCTCCTGGTGAGAAGACATCACTGGGTGGTGGTCATGTAAAAGAACCTCATCTTGGTCGTCATGATTGGATTTGTTCTTTTGATCTTAACTCTCTCTACCCTCATTTGATTATGCAATATAATATGTCACCAGAGACTATTATTAATGAGAGAGTTGATGGTGTATCTATCGAAGGTATAATTAACGGTGATGTATCTAATCCTACTGAACACTCTATGTGTGCTACTGGTCAATTGTTCAGAAAAGATAAACGAGGATTCATTCCTGAGATCATTGATGGTCTCTATGCAGAGCGTAAGACTGTTAAACAAAACCAACTCAAAGCTGAGCAAGGATTAGAAGACCTTGGTGCTGATGCATCTCCATCAGACAAGTATTCATTAGAAAGAGATATTGCTACTTACGAGAATCAGCAGATGGCAATTAAGATTCTTATGAACTCTCTTTATGGAGCTCTAGGTAATGTTCATTTCAGATACTTCGATATGAGGATTGCTGATGGTATTACTTCTTCTGGTCGTCTCTCTATTAGATGGGCTGAGCAGGTTGTAAATGGTTATATGAACAAGATTATGAAGACAGACAATACCGACTACATTGTTGCTATTGATACTGATTCATTATACATTAAGGTAGCTGACCTTGTTAAGCAAGTAGGACTAACTGATCTCAATAAGACTATATCATTCCTTGATACTGTTTGTAGTGAGAAGTTTGAACCTATCATTGAGCAAGGTTATGCTGACCTAGCTAATCGTATGGGTGCTTATGAGAACCGTATGGTTATGAAGCGAGAAGTAATTGCTGATAGAGGTATCTGGACTGCTAAGAAGAGATACATTCTCAATGTGTGGAACTCTGAGGGTGTTCAATATAAGAATGCATATCTCAAGGTTATGGGTATTGAGGCAATCAAGTCATCTACTCCTCAGATCTGTCGTGATGAGTTTAAGAAACTATTTAAGATTCTTATTCATGGTACTGAGCAAGAGATGAGAGATGAGGTTAATCAATTCTATGAGATATTTAAGAAAGTAGATTTCGAAGATATTGCTGCTCCACGATCTGTTTCTAATATAAGTAAGCATGCAAATAAGCAAACTATTTATGGTAAGGGTACACCGATGCATGTTCGTGGTGCTCTTCTATACAATCATTATGTTAAGTCTCATGGTCTCGATAAGAAGTATGAGATGGTTAATGATGGAGAGAAGATTAAGTTTCTAGCTCTCAAGGTGCCTAATCCTATCAAAGAGAATATTTTATCATTCCCTAATGCATTTCCAAGAGAGCTTGGTCTTGGTCATTATGTTGATCATAAGACACAATTTAACAAAGTTTTCCTTGACTCTTTGACAATTATATTGGATAATATAGGTTGGTCAATGGAAGACAAAGCAACATTGGAGGATCTATTTGTATGATAGAAAGTAAGTTACATGAAGCACTTGTGATACTAATGGAAGAGTGCGCAGAGGTTCAGGTTGAGGCATCCAAGCTAATGAGGTTTGGTACAGATGATCTGACAAACTTTAATAAAGAGATTGGCGATCTTGTATGTATGATTGAGTTACTACATGAGCGTGGATTCATAGATGAAGAATTAGTTGATAAACAAACAAAAGTGAAACGTGAGAAGCTAAAGAAGTGGTCTAGCTTATTTGATGATGCAAACAAGTTTAACGATATTTAAAAACCTATACGATAACAAGACTGATAAGAGGATGGACTTTTCTAGCTTTGA